TAGTATGCTCCATGAGAACAATGTCTGTACCATAAACCATATAAAATTTAATGTCATAATATAATCCCTCCTTTTATATGAATGTGATTAGAAAAAATATAGGGTAGAAATTAATCTACCCTATATTTTTATTTCTTCTTGTTTTTCACAATGACTGAATCTGGATGGTCAATGTTCTTACGATACATTGATTCCATCTTCTCAAATTCACCCACTGTAAAATAGCTTCCGTAGGTGTGACGCTCTGTCTCTGTCATCAGATACACACCTACGAATTCCCCATCAGTATATGATGGGATATAAGTCCCATCACATTTGAAGTTCTCATCCCAGCTAACTGCGGTATGGAACTTCTCTTTTTTGTCTGCATCCATATTAACTCTAGGATCGTCAGACATCAGGGTATATGTATTCCAGAATACCAGGAATGATATTCCGAATAGTATACAACACCCAATTCTGAGGTTGCGTCGGATTCTCTTCCAATACCGACGCTCCGCCTTAGTTTTGAATGGGGAAGGTGTTCCTGGCTTCCTCTTTAATGAGGTGAACCAGAAAATACCACCACTCATGATACAGAGAATCAAACTAACAACCAATAAACACATCATAAAACTTACCTCCTTATAATAGATAAAATATTTTTACTACTGTTTAATAGTATATAATTGCATATTGAATTAATACTAATAAAATAGTGAGAAGAAAGATACTTCTAATATATCTTTCTTCTCATACTATTAAGCACCATATACTTTGTAAATATATGTGATATCTTTGTTTAATGCTAAACTCTCTGTAGGCACATACAATTTTGAGAATAACTTAACATCCTCAAAATCACCCTTAGATGAATTATAGAATCCTGTAAATAATCCTAATGTATTAAACTTAGCTTCAGCAACTGAACTTGTAGCTTCTACCCACTCTTTAACATCTTTCTCATTGATTCTTAATGTAATCTGAGTATAGGTTTCAACTGGACTCTTTCTTGTTAAATCCCATACGTGTTCTTGTTGGATTTCTGACTCATCTTGTTGAGCTGTTGCTTTCCATACATGCTTTACAACTGGTTCTGTATCGAATGTCTTTAAATAATATCCTGTATATCCACCAGCTTCTGTTTTCTTACCAAAGTACTTTCTTTGATCTGCTGGATTTAATGCAGTCTTAGAATATCTAAAAGGTACCATAATACCATTTAGATTAGTTCCATCATCAGCAGTCTTATTCATCTGCAATCCTTGCTCACGATAGTTAATAGGATACTTAGTAATTGTATTCTCAGCAGTTCCAGAAATTCCTAAACCAAATAAACATACTCTATATCCTAAAGGATAACCAGGAGTAACTTGACCATTTGGTGTCTGGAAAGATGCTGAATTATATACAACATCATCTGGTCCAGCATTAATAGCTGACTTAAGTGTTGGAATAGTTAATCCACCCTTAATTCCAAAGATAGACTCCATTGCAAACTGTACACCAGAGATTGTAACCATATTTTCTTCATGCTCGAATAATACTTCATCCCAACTTGATTTACCAGTTAATGGATCTGTCTTATATCCAGTATATGCCGAAATATCAGTCTTAACCCATAGACCATGATTAGTATTATCACCAAACATTAGATTATCATGAATATTATTATACATAATATGCTAATACCTCATCTTTCTTATTCATATAGATTACTCAAATGTTGCCATGATAAAGTAAATACTAGACTTTATACACAACATCTCTAAACAATAATCCTCTATTATCATTAATACCTAATCGTTTATTTACACTAGTGATGAAATCATTAAGTATACCACCATCACTTATATTAATTATAGTAGTAGAATTATCTAATCTATCTCTAATAGTAAAATGTCTTTCATATAAATGACCTTCTAATTCTGATTTAATATACTCTTTAAATCCTATTTTAAAATTGTCATTAATATATGGAATCACAGTATACTTATATTCATCTCTACTGAATATCTTATCAGATATGAAGTATGAATTTATCTGTTTACATATATCATGGAATATAATATCTGATCTAAGATTAGACTCTACGTGTGTGAATAAACTATCTCTCCAGATATTATTGTCTAATAGATTTATCTTAATCAATGCAGAAGTTATAGCATCATTATATCCAAAATTTAAATATTCATTAATACCATTTATCTTAACGATATTATCTACCATATCAAAAAATCTAAATAACATATCCATCTTAAAATCTAATGTATATACGATATTCAACCCTATCATATCTGTAGTATAAGACTTAAAGAATCTAATTAACGCAATTAATACATCATGTAACTTAGATGTTGCATTATTGACTACCTGAATATTTTTGAGACCATCAATAACATTATCAATTCTATCAATAACATGAGCTATCATAAGATGTATATCTTCCCTACTGGTTTCAGTAAGCTTATTATACAACAATGGCTGTGTATCTCTGAGATATTCAGCATATGTAGTTGGAACTACTCCACTATAAGTTGTAAACATCTTAGAAGTCTCTTTCACATAAAAGATAGTATTATACATCCTTCTAAAAGTCTCATAAGCTTCTAAGGAATTAGTTTTACTCATCATATCAATTAAGAATTTTGATAACTTCTTAGTATTATTATACATCTTATTGAATGTTAGAATCTTTTGAGAATTACTAGAAGTATCTAATGTTAGTGTCAATATATAACCTTCAAATTCTCTTTGTTCTTCTGGTGTCATATATTGTACAACTTCATCTTTTCTTCTCTGATAATCAATACTATTAAAGAAATCAAAATTAAATCCAAATGTATCATTCTTACCATCTTGTGGATTAGCGACATATTCATTAGCATCTAATACAGCATATACTTGAGATGATTTACTAACTATCTCACCTTTTAATCCATATTTCTTAGATAATAATGCTGCTAAGAATACTATAGAATCAAAGACATTAAATTTCTGAGTTGTTGATACACTAGGTAGATCAATTAAGATATCATTTAACAAATCCTTATTACTACAGATTTCTCTAAATAATAAAATGAACTCATATAAGATATCTGTTAATTTATATGATATTGATAAACCTAAATATTTACTCTCTTTATAGTTATACTCACTCTCATATAACTCTCTTAACAAATCATCATCTACTACCCAATACGGATCTCCAGAAGTTACTGATGTGTAAGTTTCTCTCATATTAGGATCATTAAGAGCATCATGCATATCATAATTCCTAACATCTACTTTTTGGAAGTATACATCATACATAGATTGATAATCATATGTAATAACATCTTGACCAGTGGATTCATCATATTGTGATACAGTAGAAAATGATGGATAACCTTCTTCTGATAATATATGAGATTTCATTAAATAATACTTATAAATCTTAATATCATCAAATCCTAATATTCTAGCAATATCGTAAATAATCTTGTTCGTACCCTTATCTCTAATCATAATATTGATATTATTACAAATAGCTTTTTGAGTATCTATATCTAAACTATCAAAATATGGTACATCATAAGTATCAAATAATGCTTTAATCTGATCCATATTAAAGAAATCTCTATCAATAGAGTATTGGATAGACCTAACTGTTAATTGTTGTAGTGTCATCACCATAATACATAGACCTACAAAATTATCATAGTAATCTATCATCTTACTCATCTGAGGTGTATAAATAGTCTTAACGAAATAATCTCTACACTGGTTATAGATAATAATAAATTTATCTCTAAGATCTTCAGAAGATATCTTAGGTAAGTATAATAAATCGTATGATGCAGCACGTCTTGCAAATACTGGATCTATATTCTTTTTTCCAATATATTTAAGATATTCCTTATCTGGATTTTCTTTAATAAGATCATCTAACCACCCTCTAGCTTCTATTAAGTCTATAATATGATCTCCATTAACTTTCCTAATATTATGAATTGGATCTGTAGCATTGATTCCTAATTCAACACATCTATCATATGGGAGATATACAAATTCTTTATCATCTAACTTAGGTAGACCATTTAGCATACGATAATATTCATTCTTCTCAACATACTCATTCAGTGTTTTATCCCTATTTAATTCAACTAATGATTCTTTAATACCATTAGGAATATCATCTGAATCGGCTAAATACTCTCTAACTTCATTTGGATCACTAACACCAACTGCTGTGAAATCTGAACTATCATATGTGTAACTCTCAAAGACATCTTTCTTAAAATATGCATCCATATATTGATTAACATACTTGGTCATCTCTAAATCTTCTTGTACTATAGCAAGATTTCTATACTTGATAACAACATCTTTAACTATAGCCATATAGTCATCATTCAATGTTTTTAATGGATTTTCATAGAAGATTTTAATATCCATATTACTAATTCATCTCCTTCTTCTATATTAGATATAGGTTTCACGGGATAGATAATAGGAGAACTAATAATAATCATAGTTCTCCTATTATCTTAATACTTAATAATCTTCTCTACTGGAGTTGGAGTTTCTTCTCGTTTCTCTCTAGCTCTATTAAGAGAAGTTGTAATCATTGTGTTCATATCCTCATAAGATATTCCAGCGAATGTTGAAGAATACTGACAAATCTTACGGAAGTTAGCTGTAGAGTAATCGTACTCTCCAACTTTACCAGTTCCATAAGCTGTACAGAATTCTTTATTAACATCATTCTTATCTCTATAAGATACAGCTAATACAATTTCATCAGTAACTGAAGCTGTACCAAAACTAATAGATGCTAATTCTTGATTCTTCATCCATAATTGTAATACCTTATTGTATGGAACTGAGTGTGGTAATTTACCCTTAGTAATCATATCCAAGAATACTTCACCATTAGCTGAATCTTGTACTAGTATCAAATCAGTAATCTCTTGTCCCATTCTATAAGTTAATACAGTGCACTTCTCAGCTTCTGTATGTTCAAATTCTATAGTATCATTATCTCTAATCTCATGAATATAGAAATCAACGAATACTGGTAATTTCAATAATTTAGTTAATACTCTTTTACCATTATCGAATATACCAACTTCAACTAATCCAAATGAATTAATTGTACTGGCTAATCTCTTAGCCCATTTATTCTCATAGAAATAATTTGGGATATATAATTCCATCATTGGGATATTACATACTAACTTATTATTCTTCTCAATAAAATATTTCTTATCAGCCATAATGTTAATTACCCCTCATAACCAGTTGGATATTGAATTGATAGAGTATAATCAAAATCTGGTACCTTATATGCCATAATCCTATCTTTAGCTAATAATAATCGTTTTCTCATTGATACTAATTCAGATTCCGAATTAAATATCTTATAATTATTTCTAGCCTTAGGATCATTAATAATTGACAAATACCAATCAATCAAAGATACTTTAGAATTGATGTATGATATTAACATAAGTTTATCATCATTAGACTGAATACTACCACTCTTGATATCTACATAATCTGGAACATCATTATCAATTCTACTAAGCTTCTTCTTAAATAAATCAAATGCTTCTACAGTATATGCACTATCATAAATTCTATTATAAGTATCTGATAGTTTATTATAAACATCATTAGATACTGGAGTACCATCTTCATTTAAGATAGTAGATTCAAAGTTATATAACTTATCTCTCATCATCTTAGATGGTGGCAATCCCATAATGAATTTATTAACTGTAGCAGTTCTATCTCTAGCTCTTAGTGAATCAATAAGAGTATCCATCTGTTTAACATCATCAATATTCTTAGTAATCTTCTTATTATTGATATTGAAGTTAATAATTTTCTCTAATACACTTTTCAATGCAAATCCGTATCCATAATGAATAGACATCTTATCAGCTTTAGTCTCATTTAAATAATTCTTTAAACTTAACATAGCTCTTGAATTACACATCTTCATAATAGTTACAGTGATAAAATTCTTCAATGGTGTTAGATTGATAATTTGCTTATTACCTAAATCCATATCAGAATACATTAGATTGGTCTTAGTAAAAACATTATGTGGGATATTATCTGTAAAGATAACATGACCACATTCATGTAGAAGTAATGCTACAAATTCCTCACTACTAATGTCAATATAGTTATTATCAAAAATCTTACTATCAATCTCAATAGTCCATGAAGAAATATTCTTCCATGATTCGATAAATTCACCTTCATTAAGATTATCTCCATTAAGAAGTGCTATAGTATATTCTTCTAATATATTTGAATTAGGATATACACACATTAGGAAATATTTATTAGATTTTAATTTGACACTATCACTCAGACTAATAGAAATATCCTTATGGAAAATCATACTAAGATTCTTACTAATCTTATTAAGATTTTTATAAGTCTCATTATCAATTTTCCTAGAGCTAATATCTGATTTAATCTCTGGATAAATATCTTCAATTTCTAATAATAGCTTATTTTTCTCCAATGTATTATACCTCCTTTACCTTAAAATTTTATTTTAAAGTATTTACCACATATGCTTAATACCAATAGAAAGCGAGGTAAATTAGTATGAAAATAGTATTTGTAATTGGTAAATCAGGATCTGGTAAGGACACAATTCTTAAGAATGTAGATAAGTTTGCAGAGCATGATAATCTCAATATTAAGAGATGGCTAATGCATACAACTAGACCTATTAGACCTAATGAAGAAGATGGTAAGGATTATTATTTTGATGATATTGAAAAATATAAAGAATATCAAGATAATAATGATATCGTAGAATCAAGAGAATATCATATCAGTGATAATGAATCATGGTACTATTATATGGTGGGATCTGATTTAGAGGAGTCTAATAATATCTACTTACAATCTACACCAGATGCTATTCTTAAGATCGAGGAATATTTTAAGAAAAAATATCCAGATATCAATTTTAAGGATAGTTGTGAAGTTGTATATATTGATGCTAATGATACAAGTAGATTATTCAGATCTATTAAGAGAGAAAGTCTAAAGCCTAAAGATGAAATTAATTGCTCTGAAATCTGTAGGAGATTCTTAGCAGAAGAAAAAGAGTTTGATATGAGTGTATTAGATGGGTATACTGTAACTACACTAGATAACTCAGGAACTGACAAAATGCGACCAAAGTTGATTGCAACAGCAATTTTAAAGAAATTCAGATAAATATTATAGAAGGATGATTATTGATATATAAATCATCCTTCTATAATAATGTCTTATATAACAAATAATACACTGGTAGATAAAATATTTTATCTAC